TTCCCTCCTTCGGAACAGAAATGTTCCTAAACCGCTATGGCGGGTATCCAATTAGCATTCACCAAGGAGCTTACTTTATGATTCACAAGACAGGGAGAGGTTACTCCAAGTCTAGATCGCGTCAGGCAAGTTATGTCGCCCCACCAACGAAAACTTATTCGTTGGCTACGGGTGCCTTAACTGCCACTTTCGGAGGCGGAACTATAATATCCGACTCTGAAACTGAAACGATCTCATCGGGAGAGCAACCCGCTACAATGCGGTACTTGCCCAACTTTTGTGTGCATCGTAAGGAACGTTATTCCATTCCACAGACTGGCCTAAAAACCAGTCTGTGGTATACTGCTGCTTCTCCTACTATTCGGCAGGAGACGTACAGTCGTGGAAATGACGTTGCCGCTTGTCTTGGTGCCGTTAAATCTAAGGTTTATGATACTATCGGTATCAATACCGATATTTCATTCCTTAATGTTAACGGAATATCCTTAATGACGACCAATTGGTCGAAATTAAGGCCCGACTTAACTGAGTTATCCGTGCCTAATTTCCTTTTGGATCTTAAGCAATTAAGCGGATTATTCAAGTTATGGCGGACTGCTAAGAGCATTGGGCATAATCTGGCTCAAGGTAACCTAACATTACAGTATGGCTGGCGTCCTACTATTAGTGACGCTAAGCGTGCTGTACATGCGGTCCTTGATCTCCAGCAAAAGCTCAAAGCGTGGAATGATCGTCTTGGCAAGCTATCTCGCCGCCAAGCGACCGTTCACACGGATACTCAATCTGCTTCGGGGTCCTTCGTCTACACGTATTATACTGTAAAGTATCATGCTGTAGTACAACAGAAGGCCACGGCCCATCTTCTATATCGACCTCTTCCTATACAGGAGATGTCGAATTTAGAAAGGAATCTACGCGGTATGTTAGATTCACTTGGGTTTCAGATTGACGCGGGTATCATTTGGGACGCTATTCCATTTAGCTTCGTTATTGATTGGTTTCTCAATATCGGAGACTATGTGGGACAGTTTTCCTGGGATACCTTAACGTTGCCCTTTAAAATGGAGGCTTCTTACCTCCAATTTAAAGAAACGGTTGACATTAATTTCGACGTGATTGAGAATGCAACCTCAGATCATGCCGATATTAATTGTGGTAGCGGCTCATATCGAAGGACATTGTTCCATCGTATGGGCGCCGCTCCGGAATACCAATCGTTGGTACACTCCGGTTGGCACTTTCCATCCTTAAATCAGGCTGTGCTTGGTTTGAGTTTGGGGCTATCGCGGGGTCGTTGATTATTTTAACGACTTTCCGAGCCAGTTAATTCTGGTAAACCCGACTCTTTAGAGTCACAACCCCCTTAATTGGGGAAAGGCTGCTTATGGCAATCGGGACTTCAGTCGCTCTTTCACCGGACCCCGCTACGGACGTTGACACTAATACAGTGACCTTCGCCCTTCGCGCGGCCGATCTCAATCGGTCGGAATATTCTGTTGCAGGGTTAGCTAACCCTGAAGAGAAGCTTCTTACCGTGTCCCACGAGACGACGAAAGACGATACTCAGAGACATCTGGTGCGCATCGACAGAACAATGGTCGATGCGATTACCGGAGTGCCTGTGACGTTCTCGGCTTATGTCGTGATCGTAAGACCCCCCTCAACCACAGTCACTAACGCCGTTCTTTATGAAGGCGTTAATAGTTTGATCGACTTTCTCATTGAAGGTGGATCAAATACAAGGCTGGGTCAGATATTGAATAACGAGGTGTAGGGGTCTGAGCTCTAAACTTCTGAGCTCTTTCACCACCGGTTTTTACCGGTACCTCGTTAGTCTCTACTTGACCAAATAAGCGGGTTTGGGATCTGTGCGGTGAACAGACTGACTTTTGTTGAAGTCCTGGTTTTTGCTTAGGTATGCTTTTCGGAGGCGTTGCATGAATATTCATGTTAGCCAGAATAGCCTTCACTCATGTAGAGATATATGGGTGAACCTAGCGAATAACCAGCGCTATGCGGATCTAGTCGAGAAGGAAGACATTAAAACCTTCTTGATAAGATACGATAATGAGGGGTTACCTTTTCTAACGTCTTGCCTTCCCTTATTGGGTAAGGCGCTTGATGTTTATTTCTCCACTGGAGAGTTTACATGCCCATCTAATTTTTCGTCAGATGAGCATGGCCTACCGATTTTTCTTGGTAAGGCCATCAGGTTGGCGTTGGATCAGGTGTCTCGAGCGGTAGATTGCGTAAGGCAACTGTCTTACGTTTTTTACAAACTGGAGGTTGACTATGATCAGAAAACGGTCGAGGAAAGTCTTGAAAAATTCAAACGAATTGATCAAGATATTCCCCTCACTGACCTTACCTCTCCAGAAGTGGAGGCGTTGGTCAGTGATGCGCGACTTCTTATTTTGCGGATTTTGTGTAATACTAATCCGTTGGATATTAAGCCGCGACACGGCACGGGGGCAACCGCGTGTCGAACCGCTAACAAGGATAAATTTTACAAGCTACGTTATTATGCGAAGCTTGATGAAGTTTTTCCTTATTCTGACTATTTCTTCTTTAATTATAATCATCTTCTTGATGATTATGATTATTTACAAGAAGCAATAGAGTCAGTCCCTAAGGCTAGACTTTGTCTAGTCCCAAAGGACTCTCGTGGCCCAAGACTGATTTCATGTGAACCTGCTGAATTAATGTTTATTCAGCAAGGTCTTATGAGGTCATTGTATCGGACCATTGAGAACCATCACCTCACCCGGGGATATGTTAATTTCATATCTCAAGGGACAAATCAGTTACTAGCAAAGCTTTCCAGTTTAACTGGCGAGTATGCTACTATTGATCTGTCTGATGCATCTGATCGAGTATCACTTAATCTAGTTGAAAGGTTATTTCCTGACAACTGGATGAATTGCTTCAAAGCTTGTCGCTCTGATAGCACGATACTTCCTGACGGATCTGAGGTGATATTCAACAAGTTTGCCCCTATGGGCAGTGCTTGTTGTTTCCCAGTTGAAGCTCTGGTCTTTTGGGCCATAGCTTCCGCGTCTATACGTAAATTCTCTGGCAAAAAGTCACCAGGGGTATACGTATACGGAGATGACATTATCGTCGAGGCATGTGTAGCCGAAGCGGTAATGAAAGGATTAGAATCGGTTGGCCTTTTGGTTAACCGAAGTAAATCCTTCGTGCGTGGTCTCTTCCGCGAATCTTGTGGTGGTGAGTATCATAATGGTTATGATGTCACTCCTGTAAGAGTCAGAAGCTTTCCGCACGCATCTAGTAACTCTCTACCAACTGACACTGACTTGTGCAATCTTTTTATTGCCAAGTTTGGTTATGACAGCTGTATCGATCTCTTGAATGTTATTGAGAGGTCGTACCAGACGCCATTCCCTAGGTCACAGTTACAGCTTCCTTGCTGTATTCTTGCTGATTCACGTGCCAGTAATGATACCTTTTATCGTAGGAGATATAATTTTCATCTTCAACGATATGAGTATCGTATTAGGAGCGTCTATACGAGGGCTTATGCCTATCGTGACCCAGACTGGGCCGAACTCTTTCGAAAAGAGTTGACGCGTCCTAATGTAGGAGAGAGAGATCCTGATATCTATGGGAGGTTCGACCGCGAGGTCGAGCGTTCCTTGGATCCAGGATTTTACACGGAAAGCCACTCCGTCCAGCTAAAGTGGCAGTGGACATGGTTAGGTTAACCATGTTTTGATCATCCTCATAGCGAGGTTTGATCGAGGGGGCGGACATTTATGTTTACATAAATGTGTAAATCATAAGCTGGGC